GTGATTCCACCGGGGGCCGTGTAATGCTCGGATCTATCCGGCGCGCTCTCGGTCTCGGTTCGGTCGTTGCGGCTGCGGCTGGCGTTGCTCGCCGTTCGTGGTTGGGGCAGCGTATCGCGGCGAAGTACGACGCGGCGCAGAACAGCAAAGAGAACTCGAAGCATTGGGCGAACGCAGATCGCCTATCCGCGAACGCGGCGCACTCGCCAGCGGTCCGGGCCGCGCTGCGGTCTCGAAGTCGATACGAGTGTCAGAATAATAGCTATCTCGCTGGTCTCGTGTCGACGATGGCGAACGACCTCGTGGGCACTGGTCCGCGTCTGCAACTACGCATCCCGAACAACTCCGACGCGGCAACGCTCATCACGAAACGATTCGCGAAGTGGACGAAGTCGATCGGATTCGCGGACAAACTCCGAGTCATGCACGAGTCGCGAATCCGCGATGGCGAGTGCTTTGCGGTGTTCTCGAGCAATCCGCAACTAGTCGGCGTGCAACTCGATCTCCGCCCGGTCGAAGCGGACCAGGTCACTAGTTCCGGACCGATACTGAACCCGTTTGAGGTCGACGGGATCGTTCACGACCAGTTTGGCAACGTGATCGAATACACGTTACTGAACCATCATCCCGGTTCGAATGTCGCGGCGCCGTGGGAGTTCATGACGGTTCCGGCGCCGCGTGTCGTGCACTGGTTCCGCCCGTCCCGCCCCGGTCAGGCTCGCGGCGTTCCGGAACTCACGGCGGCGCTGCCACTCTGTGCACAACTGCGACGCTACACACTCGCGACGCTGACGTCGGCTGAAACGGCGGCGATGCTCGCGGGCATCATGAAGACGAATCTTCCACCGGGCGACGGGCAACCGGTGAGTATTGCAGCGATGGACGAAATCGAACTCGTCCGGGGTGCGTTGCTGACGCTACCGGCTGGCTGGGACACGGCGCAGTTCAAGGCGGAGCAACCAACGGGGACGTTTCGAGAGTTCAAAAACGAAATCTTGAACGAAATGGCGCGGTGCGTCTCGGTTCCGTTCAACGTCATGGCCGGGAATTCGAGCGGTTACAACTACTCGTCCGGGCGACTCGACCACCTCGTCTATTATCGCGTCGTGTGGATCGAACGCGGGCGGATGGAACAACGCGTTCTCGATCGACTGTTCTCGGCGTGGGTGTATGAGGCGATGCTCATTCCGGGCTATCTGCCTGCGAATCTCCCACCTGTTGACGATTGGGAAACGACGTGGCAATGGGACGGAGTCGAGTCGATCGACCCGCAAAAAGACGCGCAGGCGACGCAACTCGAGATGAGTCTCGGACTGACGACATTGGCAGAAGAAGCGGCGGCGCGTGGGCGCGACTGGCGCGAAGTGCTGAACCAACTCGCGATCGAGCAAGCCGAAGCGAAACGGCTCGGACTCGATCGGATTCACGCGGCGGCTGCGCTCAGTGGATCCACTTTCCCGCCCACTCCGCCCGATGCCCAATCAACACAGCAAGCCGGAGTAACACCGAATGCGGCGGCGTAAACGCTCACACGTACTACCTATCGCGGCATCCGCTCGCACTCCCGCCCAAACCCCACGGGCGGCGATTGGGTTCACTGCTCCGGTCACGATCACAGCGGCGGCATCGGGCGGGGAAGGTGCAACAGGTGCGGCGCCCGGACCACGTCGGTTTACGATCGCGGCATACACCGGCGAACCGGTCCATTTGTGGAACTTCGATCGTCCGGTCGTGATTGATCTCGCGTCGGCGGATATCTCGGTTCAGTCGATACCGGCGCTGTACGATCACTGTCCAGATGAGAACTACATCGTCGGTCAGGTGCAAACGCTCACGATCGACGGACCAGGTCGAACCCCACCATTGACCGCGACGGGGATCATCACACCACGCGCGACCCCGCCCGCGGAAGGCGAAATCGACTATGCGCGGCGAGTCATCGAACGCGCCGACGCGGGCTACCAGTGGCAGGCATCGGTAGGCGGTTCGCAAACGTCACTCGAACAAGTTGAAGCCGGGGTTCAGGTAAGTCTCAACGGGCGGACGTATACCGGCCCGCTACTCATCGCGCGGGGCGTGTCGTTCCGCGAAATTTCCTTTGTCGTCATCGGGGCGGACCGTCGAACGTCGGCGGTTATCGCAACGAGCAAACCGTTACAAGTGAGGGCCGGTATGAGTTTCGAGGAATGGCTTTTGTCGATGGGGTTTGACAACCCTAGCGCGTTGACTGATGTGCAACGTGCGAACATGCAGAACATGTACAACGACGAGGTAGGCAGCGAGACACCTGCAACCGCTACGGGCGGGGAAGGTGCAACAGCTACCGCGACTCCCGCGACCACGGCTAGCGCTGCTCCCGTCACGATCGCAGCAAGCGGCGCAACGGGCGCAACAGCTACCGCGACGGTCACGCAACTACGCGACCAGGCCGCGAACGAACTGGAACGCATCAACGCTATCAACCGTATCAACGCCAGCTACGGGAACCCGACGATCGAAGTCGGTGAAGGTCGCAACCGGCAACGGGTGAACCTTGCGGCACACGCGATTCGTGAGGGTATGTCGGCGAATGATGCCGAACTGTTGGCGCTCCGGGCGAGTCGTGCGACTCCGAACGTCGTCGTGTCACAGTCTGGCAATTCGCACCACTCGGCCATTATCGAAACGTCGCTTGCGATCTCTGCCGGTTTACGTCCGGAACTCGCGGCGAACTCGCTACCGGCTGCGGCGCGTGAACAGGTCATGAACGCGGCGGTGTCGTCGCAGTGGCGCGGGTTCAAAATGTCGGGCTTGCTCGATGAGGTTATCCGCGCGTCTGGTCGGTCGTACTCCGGCGCTCGCAACTCGAGCGAGTATTTCCGGGCGGCGAACGAAGCGCATCGGACACTTGAGGCGGCTGGTTTCGCTACGCTCAGTCTGCCGGGGATTCTCGGAAACTTGGCGAACAAGTTCTTGCTTGCCGGTTACACGGCGGTCAACACGACTTGGCAACAGTTTTGCGCGGTTCGTTCGCACACCGATTTCAAGGTCTACACGCACTACCGGCTCGATACCACAGGGGCGTTTCGGAAGATCGGACCGGACGGGGAACTGAAATACATCAGTCTCGCCGAAACCGGTTATACGAACAAGGTGGAGACGTTCGGCGCGATCATCAGCGTCAACCGGCAAATGTGGATGAATGACGACATCGGCGCGTTCGCTTCTATCCCGCAAAAGCTCGGTCGACTGGACGCACTTCGAATTGAGGAAGCGGTTTACGCTCTGTTGCTGTCGAACCCCGGTTCGTTCTTCGGTAGCGGCAACAAGAACTTGTCGTCGTCGAACCCGCTCTCTCTCGCATCGCTCACAGCGTTGGAGCAGAAATTTGCGGACCAGGTCGATAGCAATGGCAAAGCGATTCTGACGACTCCGGCGATTCTGCTTGTTCCGTCGGCTCTCAAAGCGACTGCGGAGTCGATCTGGAAACAGGACAAGATCGAAATTGCAGGGTCGACCGATCGAACCGTGACGGCGGACAACCCGCACGTCGGGAAATTCATGCCGGTCTCAACGCCGTACCTGAACAACACGGCACTTCGCGACCAGGACGGCGCCGCGTTCTCTGGTCAGTCGGCGACGCAATACTATCTGTTCGCGAACCCGAATGATCTCGCAGCGATTGCAATCGCGTTCCTCAACGGGCAGCAGACTCCGACGATCGAGTCGGACGACATGCCGTTCAACGTGTTGGGCTACCAGTGGCGCGCCTACCACGACTTCGGCGTCGGGATGGAAGATCCGGTCGCAGCGCAGAAAGCAACCGGCGCGTAACGCTCGCAGTCAAGTACCTTCTCCGCCCGTTTCCCGATTGGGGGCGGGCGGATTTTCACACGCTCATCAGGCACACTACGGGATTGATCGATGAAACATCTTGAGGATCTGTCGGCGGGATTCGGCGGCGCTGACTGCTACTTCACCGTGTCTCGCGACATTGGTCGTCAGGTCAAGGAACTCGCTGCGGCGTCGTCGATGAAGCTCGAAAAAATCGTCAACGAGGATGCCGACGGCGCGATCGCAGTGCATGCGAAATCGCTCGCGTTGCTGCTCGGTCAACCAGTCGCACCGGCGCCGACGCCAGTCGTCCCACATTCCCCGCCCATTGCCGAAACCACCGAACCGGGTTCAGCAACGAGCGACGATAGCGCAGCAATCTAACGCACTGTCAAAACGATGACAGTGACGATACGTAACTGACCAACTTAACGCACAAACACGAGGGCAACACAAATGCCGATGGCAACGTTCTTCCAGGGAACTCCGCTGATGGTGGATCACACACCAGGCAGCGCGGTAAGCGCGGGTGATGTAGTCGTTACGAACGACACGCCACGCATCGCTCACGTCGATATCGCAGCAAGCACGCTCGGCGCTCTCGCGACCGGTGGCGGCGTTTACAAAATGACTGCCGACGGCGCTATCGGCGCCGACAAAAAAGTCTATTGGAACGCGTCGGCGTCCAAGGTCACACTGACGTCGTCGGGTAACAAAGTCATCGGCGTCACGACCACGGCGGCGGCTGCCGACGGCGACCCGATCTATGTTCGTCACGACACGGCGGCGTAACCAACCATGGCCAACCTATTCACACGGTCCGCGTCTCGTCTCGCAGCGCGGTTTATTGAGCAAGGGGTATCCGTCGTGTACACACGCGGTACGACGTCGGTTCCCCTCACTGCCTTCCCGTCGAATCAGGTGGCACAAGTCGACCCGGTATCGGGCGAAAAAGGACGAGTTGAATACCGATCGCGGGACTATCGGTTCCTCGTCTCTGATTTGAAAAACGCTGGACTCTTCCCGCCCGATGTCGGGGATCGAGTCGCGGAAACGATTGCAACCGTTGCGACTGTCTACGTCGCACACAAAACACAAACGGCGCCCGTGTGGGAGTGGTCCGACCCGGAACACGAAATGGCCACAGTCCACACCAAACTAGCGTAATGAACCCATGGCCGTACTAGCACGAATCGACGAGGTTTGCGGACTGGTCGCGGATGCGATTAACGGTTCCACCGTCGCCGGAGATCACACGCTAGCGGTCGCGGATTCGATGGGCGATATCGAGGACGCGGACGCGCTGCGGGCGTTCGACAAACGTCGCGTGTTCGTGATGCCAGCGGGATTCACACAGATAGAGAACTCGTCTCGCGCTCGCGAACTGAACGAGTACCGTTGCACACTGATCGTTGTTGACTGGTTCCGCGATGCGGGGAAGTACACGGAAGATTGGCGGCGGTGTCAAACGCTGTTCGTCGAAACGCTGTACGACTTCCTCGGCAACATTCGCTCACCCCGCCCAATCGCGGGATACTTCACGCAGACGCTTGACGTGGTCGAGGTCTACTCGATACCTCTCCTGCGCGAACACGGAATCTATTGGTCTGAAATGGAAATCGCGCTGCGAAAGCACGAGTAGCAATAACAACAAGGGGCCACTATGTCAAAGCTCGGTATTGATGCGACGCTCGCTTACAACTCTGGAACTTATTCCTCTCCGACGTGGGTCGAAATCACGTGCATCGGTGATTGCGCCGTCAACCCGACGTGGTCGGAAGCGGCTGTTATCACGCGAGCAAGTCTCGTTGAGATGGCCGAAAAAACGACGCTCAAAGTTGAGGTCACTGGAAAGATTCTGTCGACTGCTGACGACACCGGTTACGAAAAAATCCTCACATCGTTGGTAGGAAAAACCAAGCTCGACATGCTCATCCTCAACGGTCCGATTGCGACTGAGGGTTCCACGGGGTGGCGTGGATACTTCCAAGTATTCAGCGGCAACGAGGGGCAGAACCCCGGTGACGTCGTCATGCCGGACATCACTATCAAGCCAACGGTTCCCCCGGACGGCAACGGGCTGAAATTCGCAAACGTCGGTTCAGGCGGAACGCTGGCATACACAGCACCAGGAACCGAACCAACGCTGTAACAATCGCAGGGACCACATGGCGCCAGCGATCAAATTTAAGCTGATGTTCTTCGACACGAACGCCGTGAAATCCGCGATTGATGCGCGGACACGGCGGGCGTTGTCGCGTTACGGTGCGTTCGTGCGGACTCGTGCACGGTCGTCGATTCGCAAGCGGAAGAAGACCGCGACGCCGGGAACCCCGCCAAGCTCACACGCGGGGGATCTCAAGCGGTTGATATTCTTCGCGTTCGACCCTGTCGAAAAATCGGTCGTGGTCGGTCCGGTTCCGTTCAAGGCGGGGACTGCGCCGGCGCTGCTCGAAGAGGGCGGGAGAACGACCGTGCGTGAGGATGGGCGGGATCGTGTGCGGCACTATCGCGCGTTTCCGTTCATGGGACCGGCGGACCGGGCGGAACGACCAAAACTATCCACCTTTTTCAGTGACACGGGCGGGAAATGATGCAGCAATTCAAGGACAAAACGAGGCAGACGTGGAACGTCGATCTCACGGTCGGTTCTCTCAAAACCATTCGCGAAGCGACGGGAATCAAGCTCGGCGACATCTACGCGAAAGATACTGGACTCGGCGACTTGATTTACGCGGAACCGGAGAAGCTCGGCGCGTTGCTGTGGGTGCTTGTCGAAGACCAGGCCGACGCGTTGAAGATTACGGAAGAACAGTTTGCCAAGCGGCTGAACGGCGAGTCGTTGAACGCGGCAATCAGTGCCATTCTCGCGGCGTGTGCCAATTTTTTCCGGAGTGGGAAGACTGCACAAACACTGACGCAACGTCTTCCCGAAATTCTGGAACGGATCGACGCGGAAGCGGCGGACAAGCTGAATCACGCCGTCGTGAAATTTCTGTCGAACGACTCTGCTATGAACTCGCTGGCGTCGCTGGAATAGGCGACCCGCGACCGTTGACGCTCCGCGAAATCTACTGGATGGCGCATGGGGCGGAGCGTGCGAGATGGGGGCATACCTACGCTGTGACGTCGTGGGTGTATCGCGGTCTGACTGGTCGAGTGCTGCCGGAACGTGCGGTTGTCCCTGCGATCTATCACGATGATCCACTCCCCCCGCCCAAAGCGCCGGAACAACGAGCGACGGAGAATCGCATCGGTTGGGAGTTGTTGAACGAGCATTTCGTGAAGGTCGCAACGGCACAGCAACAACGCACGGTGAAGGGGTAAACCATGGCGGCGGCAAGTTCAACGGGATCGAGTCGGGCCATTCGTGCGGGCCGTGCGTTCGTCGAAATTCTCGCCGAAGACAATCAGCTCTACCGGGCACTCGGCAAGGCACGCGATCGGTTGAACGGATTCGGCGCGTTCCTCACTCGCACGGGCGCGGCTGGCGTCGCGGCTGGTTCCGCGATCCTGTCGCCGTTTGCGGGTGCGCTGACTGAGAGTGTCAAACGCAGCGACGAGATAGCCAACCTCTCCGCCCAATTGGGCACCACGACGGAGGCACTTTCGCGGCTCGGTTACGCCGCAACGAAGTCGGGCGGCAACATCGAGACGGTTGTCGACGTCGCCAAGGATTTGCAGAAGAACATCAGCGAAGCATCGATAGGCAACCAGGAACTTTCGCGGGCGTTCGCTCGGCTCGGCTTGTCCGGCGCCGCGTTGAAGGGACTCGCGCTGGATGTGCAATTCGCGATGATGGGCGACGCGTTGTCGAGAGTGGTCGACCCTGCGGAGCGGATGGAACTGGCGATGAAATTGCTCGGTGAGGGTGGGCGGAAGTTACTGCCGGCACTGTTGGGCGGAGCGGAAGCATTGCGGGAGTTCGGTCGGGAGTCGGACCGCGTCGGGTATACGTTGCGACAAGAGGACGC